GAACAGGAGAAGAAACAGGAGGATAGATCACAAAGTTAGTTTTGGGAAAAATAATTTCCCAAAACAAATATGGCGTCCTGGTGGTGGTCTTGTAAAGAAATATCAAATCCTTGTTTAGTTGATTCTGTTCATTCCAAATCTTGTTGGCATGTTGCTGAGTTGGCTTCCTGTTGTGTTGTATTCTCCTGCGGCATTTATGTTGTACACCCCTCTGCCAATGTTTGAGGATGTTATTCTTAGTTCTGGTCTCCAGTTCTTTGTTTCATATTCTTCAGCGTCCCATTCAATTTCAATGGAAATTTGTCCTGTGCAGTATATGTTTAGATATGAATCTGTGTTTGTTTCCGTTGGTATTGGAATTTTTGCTACTTTAATGAATATGTTTCCTGGAGGATGTTTCATTGGAAGTGTTCCGTCTGATGATGATAATGTTGTATGGTAATCTGTGTTTGGTTGTTTGTCCCAAATTGGAGCGTAGCGTGTTACTTCCTGTCCGTTCCATGCTTGCATTGGGTATTGCCATACTGTGTCTAGTCGAGTTCGTGTTGGTTGTGATGTGTATACTTGTTGTGACTGACTCCATACTGTTCCCCATCTAGTTAGATCATTGCTTATGTTGTTGTATCTTATGTTAGTGTCACCTTGCTGTCCTAATTGTGTTGGTTCGTTGAATGCTAGTGAGTTTGGGTCTACTTGACTGCATGCAGCATTTGCTGGTGCTGTTGGCATTGATTTTGAGGCCCATTGTGATTGATTCATTGCTGGTGAGTTTAGGTAGGTTGTGTCACTTCCCTGTGTTACCCCTGGTGGTGCCCATGATGTGTTAAAGGGCCCAGAAGATGTTTTTAGATTGCTTCCTGATTGGTGTCCGTTTAGTCGAGTTCCTGGTCCTGGCATCCAATTGCTAGGTTTTTTGTAGTCATAGTATGGTTCTGATGTGTTTCCTGAAGAACCCATTATTATTCTGCTTCGCCTGGTTTTGATTAGGGGATTAAAGTCGCATTGTGGTGGACAAAATGCTCTGTCATTATGTACCCATCCACAATCAAAATCAAATTCAAATCCTGTTTCTTCTCCTGTTCTTAGTACCTCATGTGAGGAGCTTTCAAGAAAGAATAAGGGACATGCTGTCCCTAGCCATGATTCTCTTAAGTCTGAGCCTGTATCACCTATGTCACCTAGTTCCTGGAAGTAGCAATAGTTTGGTAGTTTATAAATCATCCCTGGCAGTTCAGGGATTAGCTCACTGTCCCATCCACTTTGTGAGTATGGGTATTGGTGTGACCCGTCATACATAATGTGCACCCCTGCTGTCAGATCATTGTTGTATAGTGTATCTGTGCCTAGTTGGACTACTTGCTTTATTTGTAAGTTGTATAACTGCAGCCTCATTTTTTTTGGTTTCCACCTTTTGTAGTTGTTTAAAAGTCTTTGCCAGTCATTTGGAGAAAAATGACAGCTGTATGAGTTCATGTTAATGTAGCCCCATGGTGTTCTTATTCCGTTCCAAAAGTTAGTATTATCTGTTTCTGTCTGTTTTGTGTATTTGTGGCCGTTATATATCGGCACGTACCATTGACGTGTTATGTTTGTTACTATTTTGTTTTTTCCAAAGTATGTTCCTCCAACCCAACCTCCTGTTGCCATTCCAATTCCTCCATTTGTAGAGCCTCCTCCTCCTCCACCTCCTCCGCCACCGCCTGACCGCCCACTTCCCGCACCTGTATCCACTTCAACCTCTTCAATGTTCTCGCCCCCCTGTGCGGACATTTTTGCTCTTTTTGCACCTTGGTTTTGGCGCGCAAAGTAAAAATGTCTTTGAGTTTTGGAACAGTTGGATCTTTCTCCAACTAGTTCGAGTTCACCTGTAGGTTTTTCAGGATCTTTTAGTTCACTTGGTCGTTTTTCAGCTTTTTTCCCGTGTCCTCTTTTGCCGTCGTTTTTTTTGGAGCGTACCACAGGAAACAATTGATTCATATGTCAAATTTTATTAAGCTTATAATAAACATGAGCACAATGATCATCAGTTTTATTTTCCAGCTTCAGCTTCTTGCAATGCTGCAAGTAGCTCTTCGTCTGTTAATTCCTGTGGAGGTTCATGATGCACATTAGCCATATGTTTTTTGTACACATCATCCCAAAAATCACATTTAGTACATTCAGTAAATCTGAAGTGCCACAGCATGCTTCTGTAATCTTTATCTATAGCTTTTTTAAATTTAAACAACATTTCTCTTGCATCAGGCCACTCAATTTTCCCATCCCTGCAGCGAATTTGAAATTCAGCTTTCATTTCATCAAATACCCTGTCTGTGCCCTTTTTAGCTAATCTCCATGAATGCCAGTGAAACCCGCAAAAAGATTGATCAGTATTATGCTTAGCTTTATATTTTACAAAAGCATCAACAATGCTATTCTTTTTTTCTTTAAATTGTTTTCTAGGCTGCTCAATCCTCTCTTTCCCCTGTTTCTGGGGAGATCTGCTCATCTCTTTCCTCCCCCTGTATGGGCTCTCCTCCCTTTTTCTTCTTGGACTCCGACTCCGACTCCGACTCCAACTCCGATGTCGGCTCTGTTTCGGAGATGTCCTTGCTGCCAGAGGAGAGCGGCGATTCGAAGAGCTGCTCTCTTCTTCGGTTGTATAGCTCGATCTCTGATTCATCCTGTGGTTGTGATGCCCACTCATCTAGGAATTCTTCCTGTTCTTTAGTAAGTACCTGGTATTTCACCTTCTTTCTGTCAGGTTCTCCGCCTTGACCTCGAGCACTCGAGCTATTAGTTCCGATGATTGCTGAATCAGGGACACCTATGAAGAAATAGATATTTAGTATCTTTTAAAGATTTATTTCCCTGTCCCTTTTGTAAAAAATGTTACTTACGTCCGTCGTCCCCAGGATTATCACCGCCGCAAGATTCAATATCAATAGTAAGAGGCAGGTAAGCACCACAATGGGTGCACGTTCCTTGTTCATGTAAGGTAAAATCCTGTGAATGAGAGGCACACACTTTGGCAAGCGGCATGTCGTTTATTACGTGCTTCACTTTCCATTGATTGCAGTAACCTTCTAATGTGCACTGAAATTTGTTCTTGCAAGTTAGGAGCCATGCTGCCACCTCTTCTGTTGAAATTTCACCAAAGTGTTGCGGCAGTGTCTTCATAAAATTTAGTTGAACCACTCTGTCTTTTAGCGGTTTGCAATGTACATGAGACACATGATTACCACCAACACACTCGTATATATTGTTATTTGTGGATATGATGCATGGTGTCTGTGGCAGTAATTGTGAGTCTTTGTGTTTTCTGTCAATTCGTACGGTTGTTCCTCCCAAAACACATTTAGCAGGTTCTACCCAGTCCGTATGCATCAGTGCTTCTTCCCACCATACAACAAGTTTGTTTGAGCAATCATTGAATACAAAGTTCTTGTTTAAATGATTAACATTGCCAAATAGATTAACACAATTCACTATGGCCTTGGCAAGGTTTGTCTTTCCTGTACTGGCAGGACCATAAAAACTTATTGTGTTCTGCTTTCCGCTCTTCTTATCTAAAACAGTGCATAGCCAATGTCCAACCTGCCAGTAATTATATCCTTGATAATTTAACAGTCTTATTGCTTTATTGTTTGATTGCAGGTTAAAGGTTGGAAACCGTTTCATCATATATGACATGGCTGTATACTTTTGCGTAAGTTTTATATGCACCATGTTCAAAGTCTGCTCTATTAATTTGCTTCCTCCTGCTTGGCTTTCCATCATTATTATTATTTCTGGATGTTTGTCTACTAGTTGTTCATACGTTAAACAGTCAGATTCAATGGCTCTATTCATACAGTCTAGTACAAGTCCTTCTCTTTTAGACATTTTTCCTCCCGGCTGAGTTGTTTTTTCCCATTGTGCCTTTCTTACCTTAGGCAGATCAGAAAGCGGATCTCCAGAAAAAATTGGTTCGTCAGTGTTTATTCCATGCAAATCTTCCAGCCACTCTTTTAGATCTCTTCTAATGTGCGGTAAGATTTGCATTGAGTTGATGCTGCTGTATGTATAAGTTTTCCCATTTAAAAGAAACGTGTCTGCTAGTGGTCCCGGAATCTTGTAGGTATTTGACCATATTTTATCGTTGATTTCTAAGTTCTTTGGTAGCATATAATTAGCTATGAAGCTTCTTGCGTCCACGCGGCAAGAGTACATTTCTCCGTTTCTGCTTTTGTACTGTAGTACTGTGCAGAATTCTGTGCTTCCATCTTGTGATTTAGTTAGAGCTTCTGAAATTGGTTTTGTATATGCTTCCCAATTTGGGTTTCCATACAGCTCTTGTAATTCTTCTTTTTGTTTTTGTTCAAGTTGTGCGTAAAAATATACAGCTAATTTTGATCTAAAGTTTTTTGCTGTATATTTTGTGAGTCCGTCTCCTGATAATACTAAATGAACATGGAGATTTTTTCCGTGCTCAACTTGAACAAAGCAAGCATAAGATGGTGTTCTTGTCATTTGCTGATTTTCAAACACCTTTTTTACGGCGGTTTCAGCAAATATAGCAATGTTGTGTTCGTATGATTTTTTCTGGTAATCTGCTAAGTCGGAGCAACCATTTGGAAAGTCTGGATAGTGCTTTCCGCATTCCTCTCTTTCATGCAAGTAGATATGCTCGCTATCCCCCAAACATCGCTGCAGCATATTATGATAATTATTCGTAGGAAATTTAGGAAGTCTCAGAATATAAGTATATGCAATTCCCCCGAAGCTTTCAAATGCGGCTTGAAAGTTGTTCAGAGGCATGGTTACTCACCACAAAGTATGATCGTCGTATTCTCATAGAAATCCTGCTGCTGTATCCATTCAATAAATGCTGCAATCTGTCTACTTGAGCATGCCATAACATTCGCGTACTGGTCATCTCCGAATTCATCCTGACACAAATCACAGACATATCCGTCTTCAAAATGTGTGTCTACTGTAAGAAGTGTAAGATTGAATGGTTCTGATCCTGAACTCAGCTCTGTCAGTTTTTCCCTGGCATATGTAAAGAGCTTCTCGTCCTCATATCCCCACCATCTGTAATAATCTTCCGGAATTCTTCCTTCTTCGACAGCGGTATAATAGTCCCAGATCTCACAATTTCCATGGCTGTTAAAATAAGCTTTTCGTCCGCCGAATGTCACATCCGATCCGATCATAAAACACTGCCTGTATCCTTGTTCTGCAAGAATATCCTCCAGATTACACACTCTTGACGAGAAAAACATCTGCTCTCCCAATGTCTGGTT